GAGACCATCCTGTTAAACTGCTAGTAAAACTCCCATTCGTTATGCTGACTGGAGTAATGCCTTGCAAATTATCAACTGTGAAATTTGTAATTACAGTTTCAGGAATACCACCTGCATAAGTGTCGTATGTTTCGGCGTATTCTATGTAAAAGCACGTCCATGCATCTAAGTCGTTTGGCCTTCCGCTTGCGCTTAAATCGTTATCCTTACTGATTTTTTGCCTTACTAAATCGGCTACATCTATGACCGCTATGTTGCTAGGGTTCGGGGCTATGCTGAAAGTCCCTATTAAAGTCATTGGGTACTGAGCGGCGTATGGGTGGTAGGCTGGCACGCCTGCATAAAGCCTTACTAGGGTTGCGTAATTGTCATAATATTTATTGGCCGTGCCTGTATCGGTTTCGCTAAAAGCCACGTTTAAGGTTAGCTGGTCGCCTTGTATGGCAATAACTTCATAAACGCCACTATACACCGTGCCTTCAATCAATACCTTTTGCCCTCTTATGTAGGTTTGGTAAGCCGTGCCGGCAAGGTCAAACTTTGCAAAACCGTTGTTGTTTGTTACGGCCGTGTAGGTGTCCACCGCATCTTCCGTATTCGTTGGAAATTTCGTGTTACTTATTTTATACACCAAAGGCAAGAAGGCCGCTGACCATCGAGAATAATAGTACGGTTGTTCTTGGTATTGTGGAGGGTCGTTTACGTAAAGATTAGCGTCTGGTCGCTGAATAACTGATAAAGCCATTATTCAAAAGTTTTTTTAAAACTAGTAATTATTGTTTGATTGACATACATGCCAAGTTCTTTTTCGATTTCGGGCTTGAGCTGTTCTAAGATTGAACTATAAACATCTCTAGTTCGGCCTTGTTGAAATAGTTTAGTTCCGAGTGCATTAATGCGCAAAGTAATGAACCGTGCTAAGCCTCTTTGTCCTTTTTCGGTCAAGTCTGAGCCAATGCCACGTGCCTTCATCCAAACCAATATTTTTTCCGATAGCCCACTATCTACGCTATTTGTTCTTGGTGGCCTGCCTGTTTCTGCCCATTCTAGTGAAGCATTTCCAAAGATTGTTCCTACTATTGTCGCATCGTCGGCTGTAACTTCAAACCCTAAACTATCTTTCGTTTTGTTGGTGGCATTAAAGTCGGTCGCATCCATGTTGCGTTTAATAGCCTCAACCGCACCGCTTAACTGTTTTTCTAGTATTTCAGATAAACCTGCCATTAACAAGTGTACGTATCGTATGCGGCTAATGTAAAAGTAAGTATGCACCCGCTCGTGTGGTCTGTTCCGAAGGTGTGGCGTAGCAATGGATTGATTTTTGGCTTTGTCATAAACTCCACGCCTTCCACTTCATCTAGTGCAAATCTAAAATCGTCTGCAATTTGGTGGCTGAAATCGACAAGGTCATTCTGCTCTCCCGCCGTGTCGTTTTTGTCGGCCTTAACCAATATCACAATACTTATTTCCCACGTTTCGGAATTGTCAAAAGTGTTGGGGTTGGCAGCATTTCGCACCATTGGGTCAAGCCATGCCAATGGGTATTTACGATTTTTCATTTGATTGAAATCCGCTTCCCTGCCTGAACCAAACATGACATCGTACGGCAAACCTTCAAACGTCTGTTGGATTATATTTTTTACTGATAAATAACTCATTTGTTTTGCATTAGTTCTTGTAATCGCTTTTTGTAGTTGTTTAAATGTGCATTGTATTGTATTTTCCCATACACCCTATACACGCTCAAACCTTTGATGTAATCCTCTTTTTCGAAATCTCCACCTGCCAAACTGTCAAGTGTCGCCGCAAAGCCAAACGCTTCGTATAGTTGCTTAATCCCTGCGTCAATCTCTTCAACCATGAACTCGAGTTCGGGACACTGGTTCCTATGCCAAGACTCGAGACGGCTAATTTGGTTAAAAAAAAATTCACAATACCGATAATAGTAGGTGCTGGCAGTTGGTTTATTTGTGAAACCATTTCTTTTGCTTTGCTATAGTCGTACTTTTCACCGCTTGTTTTCGGTTGTAGGTAAATGGCCACAAACAATGGATAGTAGGATTTCATGGCTGCTATCGGGTCTTTCTCGTACTCGGTTTGGTATTTTGCCAAAAGAATTTTCAAGTCTTCATATTGAGCCACTGACTGTTCGCCGATATCTGCAAACTCGATGTGCTTGCTCAAATAGGATAGCCTGTTCACTTCACGGTCGTTCAGTTCGGCAAGGCCTTTGCCCATCCAATTGCTGATAGCATTGAAACAATAATAGTACATTGGTATGTTATTACTTTCAGCCCATTTGTCTTCTGATACGCCTGTAAGTATCGCCACGGCCTTAAGGTTTACCGAGTCGCAATCGGCTAACTTCATAAACTGTTCAAAGGTTACTTCGTCGTAGCTTTCGGGAAGTTCAAAATAGGTTTTTTCGTCTAGTACTAGCTCTTGCATATTATTTGAAATCTTGGAATACTGGCTTTCTTCTCGCCATTTTCGGTATGGTTTTGGTGGGAGAAACTACATTAATTCGGTGGTAGCCTTCAATTAGGTACCTCATGGCGTCCATCAAGTCGTCCATAATTTTTAAAGGTTCGTCTGTTACCTTACCGTTCTTATCCACAACCGATTTATAATAACGTAACTCACGCTGTAAATTTATTGAATTTTCGTCAATATAAAGGTGATAGCGTTTGACTAGGTCTATACCAGCGGCAACCGAACCTGCAAACTTATGGCATGGGTGTATGTTAAACCTTGCCCTGCTTATCTCTTCTATACTTTCGGGTCGTGCGCTGTCGGCTTCGATGTGCCTGTAATCTTGTACTATTTCAGGGAGGGACAGCAATAAATCCCCCGTTGTGTAGTTATTCTTGTATAACTTTTCCGATATGAACACTTTGTTGCCGCTGAACCTGCCTTCTACCATTGCGGTTTTGCTGACTGCATACCCGAAATCCAAGCCGTAATAGACCTTATCCGTTTGGAATGGACATTCTTTGACTACCTCCCAGTTCTTGTAAATGACCGATTGCCCACCACCTGAGCGCACACCCTCGCCAAATACCTTCCAATAGTCTGGGTCTGTATCTTTCAATAGTTCGATTTCGGCTATTTGTACCTCTGATAAATGGGGGTTGTCTTTGTAGGTACTGATAAGGGTCTTGCAGTCGGATCTAGTTTGGACTTGATCATACACCCAATGCTCTGCCTCATGTGGGTTGAAGTCTATAATTATCTTGCCAGTGGTACGCAAAGCAAGCTGCCTAAACACATTAAAGTCGCACTCTAACGCCTCATTCAAATACAGTATATCTCGTTTCCTACCCATTACCTTTTTGTGGTCATCAAGGCTAAAGAAGTCGAAGGTATTACCATTAAGGTGGTATACTTGGTCTGTTTTATTATGGTTGTTTTCGGAATACTGACCGATTTCTTCAAGGATCTCGATAAAGTCTTTTAGAACGGTTTGCTTTAACGCTGGCAACGTAGCACGGCAAATGCTAATGTGCATTCCTGAGTGGTGATTAGCAAGCCTTATAAGGTATTGAAGTGTCGAATAGGTCTTGCCAGAACGTGTCGAACCTTGCAAGGCTGCTATCCTTATGTTTGGCAGTTGCTCATTTAAGAAGTCAAAATTGGGGTTATTCTTTATTTCAGCCATTCGGGCTTGCCTTTTACTTCAATCTCTTGTTTAGCGGCCGCTTTGATGCCAACAAGGTCGTTTATTTCCTTTTGCACAGCAAGTGCCGTTTTGAAATCGCCTTCGTCCAATGCTTTATAATAAAGGTCGTTTAATCGAGTAAGACTAAGCCCAAGTTCAAACTTTGCTTCGTAACGGCTTATTTCGGCAAATTCTTCTCGTGCCCTTTTAATATAGACGTTGTCTACTGTTACCGTTTCAACTGGCCATTTCCATTTATTTACATATTCAAGTATATCGGCGCGTTTTGTAATTCCACGCACCATAAGTGAAACCAATTGATTTACACGTGTTTGTACTTCTAAATTCGTGGATTTGTTTCCCAAAATCTTGTTGTTAATATTTTTTTTCAAAGCTACAAATAAAATTAACCCAAAAAACAATGTTTTTCTTTGCTTATAATTACTAGTTAAGTTGTATATTTACACCCTAAACAATACACTTATGACAGAACAAGAAAAAATCGCATTTCGAAGACGGCTACACGAAGCCAAGAAGCATTTACCGTATAGGTACGGCACTATCGTCCGGGCTTTGCACCCTGAATTGACGTTATGCGCGATCCACAACGTAGTAAACAAAGGAACGTTTAATACAGCTGTATTGGCAGCACTAGAGCAAGTGGCCGTACTTCAAAAAAAAAGTGAAAAAAAAGTTAAAAAAGTATTGAAAGTTACAACTTAACTATTAACTTTGTGTATAATTAATCATTACCCTAAAACACACAGCCATGAAAACAGAACTTACCCAAGACCACCGAGACACGCTAAATGCGCTATCCTTCTTTATCCTATTCCCTGCATTTTGTTTTGCAGTAGTGTACGGATGCTTAATACTAACCCCTTTAATTAAATAACTATGATAGCTGAAAAATTAAAAGAACGCACGGTTCAAGAGTATTTTACCTTTTACTTAAACAGTATCGATGTTTGCTTTGAAGTACAAGCTCAATTTTGGTTGGAATATAATCCAATCGACCACGAGTTTGGCAGGGAAGACGAATACGAAATTCATAACTCGGAAATGGTTTGGATTTATGACCCCATTTATACTGAAGAGGAGTGCTATTTTATTGATCAGTACTTCCACGAGCGAAAGGATATGATACACCTCGCTTTGTATAATAACTATTTAAAACTCTTACCCTTTATTAAATAATCATGAAAACATTACAAGATGTATTTGTAGTAGTCATGTGCTACTCATTCAGAGACATTAAGCCAACGGTTTGGATATTCGACACTGAAAGCGATGCCAAAAAAAAATATGAAACAGTACTGGCACACCTTTCAGAAAATCAAACAGTACACATTTACAAAGAAGTAGTATTTGAAAACAAATTAATGTAACCATGAAAGAGTTAATCACAATCCAATCAGAACTTAAAGCGCCTAAAAATCAGCGCAATTCATTTGGCAACTACAATTACCGTTCATGTGAGGACGTATTAGAAGCCTTAAAACCGCTACTAGCTAAAAACGAATGCCTTTTGAACATAAGCGACTCAATCGAGTACATAGGAGAAAGGTTTTACGTTAAGGCTACGGCCACCGTAACCAATGGCAAAGGGTTGCAAGTTAGCAGCACCGCTTATGCACGTGAAGAGGAAACAAAGAAGGGCATGGACGGCTCGCAAATAACTGGCAGCAGTTCTAGCTACGCTCGTAAATATGCGCTTAATGGCTTGTTTTTGATTGATGACACTAAAGATGCGGACACGATGCCACCGAGCGCACCTGAGCCAAAAAAAGAGGCAAAAACAGCCCTTAAGCCTTGCGACATGGCAACCTTCGACAAAATGACTAGTGCCGCTAAAATGGCTACCGATGCACAAGGCAAACAAGCCGTATTAGATAGGGCAACAAACAACTATTCACTTTCACATGAGCAACTGACGCTTTTAACTTCACTTTGTAAATAACTATGGAAACAACTATCGAAAAACCAAAAAGCGCAATTTCGGCAAGTAGCGTGCATAAACTTTGCCCAGCCGATAAGTCTAAGACGAAAACAGCTCAAAGCTATGTTTTAGAACTGGCGATGCGTGAAATCGGCATCAAAGATAACATAGAAACGGCGGCCATGCGACACGGTACGACAAACCAGTACAACGCTTTTGACATGGCAGTAAAGCCTATGTTTCCCGATGCTGTTTGGCACGACGAATATATTGCAATAGATGACCGCTGTGGGGCTAGTCCTGATGTGCTGATAGGCAACATTCCTTTAGATGTTAAATGCCCGTATTCGCCTTTTAACTTCTACGACAACGTGCGCAGTGTAAAGAAAGCATACATTTACCAGCTACAAATGCAGATGCTGGCTACAAATGCAGACACTAGCTATTTGCTTTTTTTCTGCACCAAGCCTGAGACATTCGGCATGGAAGAGTGGACTGAATTTCCGATTGAGTTGGAACGAAGGGTAAAGGTGTTGGAGTTTAAACAAGACAAAGCTATTCAAGACGAAATCATGCAAGCCGTGGAAACATGGCATCCGAAAAAAATTGAAATGGTGGCAAGGTTGAAAGAAGCTGAGGTGTTGGACTATGACCGATTCTTTTTTGACAGCGAAATCGGCATCGAGTACCGACACTTGGGAGATGCTTCAAATATTTTCAACGTACCCAAAATTTACCGATTAGAAAACGAGTTTTTTTACCAATTAAACAAATAAGTATATGACCATTTTAAATTTTTATCTGAGCGAATCAAAACTGGAAACCTTACTAAATACGGTAAGAAAAAAAGGGGAAAAGGGTGTTGGCATTACAGCCGTAATAGCAGACGAGCCTGATAAGTACGGAAATAACGTGGCATTCCACGTTAGCCAAACGAAAGAGCAAAGAGAAGCGAAAGCCGAACGGTTCTACGTGGCTAATGGCAAAGTAGTGTATAGCAATTCAGAGGTCAAAGTAGCCCTGAAAATGGATGCTCAATCCCCTTCAAAAAAACAAGTAGAAGACGATTTGCCTTTTTAAATGGAAACGCTCGATACCTTGGCAGCAGAAATAATCGAATTATTCGAGAGCCACGAATTAACGTATGAAGAAGTTTTGGAATTACTTGATAAAATCAAAAAACAATATGGCAAAGCAAAATAAAACACCTGAGCAACTGGCAGACGAAATAATCGCCTTGATGACCGAAGCTAATTTAACCCCTGACAATATGTTAGGGGTGCTTCAAAACGTGCGAATGAGGCTTAAGTTAAACTACTATTCAAACCGTAGCAAATGAACTTTAGAGACACACACGGCAAAAGCATTCGGGAAGCCTTTGAGCTATTCAATGCAGAAAACCCCACCATTTATCACTTGTTTGCCCAAGAAACGAATAAGGCAATAAAAAGGGGTTGTAAGAAGATAAGTAGCAAAATGATAATAAACTGGATAAGGTGGAATAGGTACGTTACCACAAACGACCCTAGTTTTAAAATTAACGATGCGTACCACGCCTATTATTCTAGGCTATTTGTAGAACGCAATCCTGAACATGCCAATGTGTTTGAATTTAGGAAACTAAGGAATGAAGAAGAAGGACAGTACATGCAAATGAATGACAATGGCACGGTTAGCTTCTTTTAGATATGCTATCGGAATAGACCCCGGCATGAATAACGGATTTGCTATTTATGACCGCCAATTAGCCGAAATAACCCATTGCAATAGTTTACCCTTGCATGTTTTATTAGATACTTTGAAAGCATGGCAAAAAAATGATATTGAGGTATTTATCGAGAATCCGAACACGTGGGTAGGCTTTAAAGGCAAAAAGGGTAACGATGCAAGGTTGCAAGGTGCAGGGGCTGTAAAGCAAACGTATAGGCATATCGTGGAATTTTTGGAGGACTACGAGATACCGTACACCCCAACCAAGTTACAAGGCAATCTTAAGAAGGTTAGCAGGGACTATTTCGCTAAAGTAACAGGGTACACAGACAGAACAAATGAACACGCACGAGACGCGGCTATGATTGTATTTAAACGGTAAAACTATGTTATACAGAGACCATTTTCAAAATTACAAAGGTTATGCAATACCTAAAGCACAACTTATAATTGCTGATATCCCATATAATTTGGGAAATAATGCTTATGCCTCAAACCCTTCTTGGTATAAAGATGGCGATAACAAAAACGGAGAAAGTGAATTGGCAGGTAAAAGTTTTTTCGATACTGATGAAGATTTTAGACCAGCCGAGTTTATGCACTTTTGCAGCACCATGTTAAGAGCAGAACCAAAAAAACAAAAAATAGAAGGTGAAGGAAGGCAAAAAAGCGAAGCCCCATGTATGATTATTTTTTGCGCTTTTGACCAGCAAATGTATTTAATTGAACTAGCAAAACGCTATGGATTGAATAATTACATAAATCTTGTTTTTAGGAAAAATTTCAGCGCACAAGTTCTAAAAGCAAACATGAAAATTGTGGGAAATTGTGAATATGGTTTAGTGCTTTATAGAGACAAATTGCCAAAATTTAGAAACAATGGCAAAATGATTTTTAATTGCATGGATTGGCCACGTGATAATGAAAGTGAAAAAATACACCCCACACAAAAACCAATTCAATTATTAAAAAATCTAATCGAAATTTTTACAGACCCAAATGATGTAGTAATTGACCCATGCGCTGGCAGTGGTTCAACTTTAGTAGCGGCTATTGAAACTAATAGAAAAGCCTATGGTTTTGAAATCAAAAAAGATTTTTTTAATGCTGCCAATACTTGGATTAACAAGCCTATTCAGCGAAAAAAAGATTTAGAGCTTTTTGGGTACGCAAAAACAGAAATTGAAAAGTTACACCCTATGTTATTTTAAATTATGAAAATCGAGAACCTAAAACTAAAAGGAAACTATGCCACTTATGACTACGAGGGCAGATGTTACAGGATGGTAATAACACGGCACATGCTTTCGGTTTGCAACGACAACTACACCCCACACATTAATAAGGCAAAGCTGATAGAAGCCAAAAAAAACGCTATTATAGCCTACCATAAACTTGCAGGTATATTACTCCCGACCCCTGATGAGATAAAGCTACAAACCGAAATCAAAAGGCAGGAAACCCTCCAAAAAAAAAAGTGGAACGGCTACTTTCGTATATTGAACTATTTGAAAAACAAGGCTATATCTTTCAATTTTAAATTTTAAACTATGGAAAATCAACAACACACACACGAAATGGAAATCTTTAATGCGTTTTCAAACATAGCCGCCCACATGCACATGGCAGATGGTTGGATAGATTCGCTTTTTCCTTACCAAAAGGTCTTACACGTTAAGAACCCGACTATTTTACCGCAACTGGTGAAGGCAAGGGGCGAAATGAAAATTAGCCTCAAGAACCTTCGCAAATTTATTCGTGATGATGATGATGCTATTGACGTAATGTACCAGCACATTGGCAAATCTGTTTCTTTGTTAGCCGTACTTCCACTCGATAAAAAAAGGGAACTAATCGAAGCGATTAACAAAGTATGTGTAGATGCGGCTAACAGCATTCAGACCGAACCTGTAGAATTAATTTCACAATTTTCACAAATTTCACAAAACGGAAAATTAGGAAAATATGGACAAGCAGAATTTAAAGAAGTACAAGCCTAAAATGCTTATCGGAATGGCAGGAAGCGTGCTACTAGCCTTCTTTATGGGGCTAATTAACATGACTATTGTACTCGCTTTTATTATGGTGGCGATGTGCTTTGTAAGCTGAAATTTAGTATATTTGTGGACTTGCAATAGCAAGGTATCGTGTACGGACGATATGAAAAGAACTTGGTTAAATCTATTAACCATAGAACCCACTTAGCTGAGGAGCCGTACCTCCAAAGCTGGTGGGTTTCTTATTTTATACCAACATGGCAAAAGAATTTTTAAAAATTTGGTTTTCGGACATCGAACTAGCGCATGATTTTTTCGATGGGAACGACAAGCATTTAGGCGAGTTTTTGGTGAATGTTTATCGCAGTTACGCTGAACTTCCAACGAGTTTTCGTTGCAAACAGGTTGAAAAGTACTTTAAAATGTATAGTAAACAAATTGACTTTATTAAAAAAGCAAAAGCAGATGGTTCAAAAGCACATTTGCAAGATGCTGAAAGTCAAGAAGATAAAGGTCAAACCCTTAAAGGGGGGGTACAAGGGGTGGCACAAGCAACCCTACCTAGCACCCTACCTAGCACCCTACCTAGTACCCTCGAAGCAAAAGGAGAAAAGAAAAAAGAAAAAGGAGAAAATAAAAAAGTTAAAGAAGACTTTATTGCGCCTACGTTCGATGAGTTTTTTGTTTACTGCCAAGAAAACGGTTTTGAACACATAGCGAAAAAAGCATTTAACAGCTACGATGTAAACGGGTGGAAAGACAGTAAAGGAACTCAAATTAAAAATTGGAAACAGAAACTTTGGCATGTTTGGTTTGACGAAACAAAAAATCCGAAACCTGCATCCGTACCTACTGCCCCACCACAGCCACATGACGATAGGGATATTTACCAATACTTCCAATACACACATGGCAATAACGAACTCTACTACAAAGTTCTTAGAGTTAATGCCGAAGATTATTTTCAAAGAGAAATGAGAAATACTAGCAACAAATGTATTCCTAAAGATGACATTAGTCCCGAAAGACGTGCCAAAGCAACATTAATCAGAACTTAGCCAAGACAATGACAACTTTTGAAATTGACGAATATAATATTTTGGGAATAAAGGCAGGGGCAAACGCTTGGACTTGCCCGAAATGCTCCCACTTGCGCAAACCGCAAAACCAAAACCAAAAGTGCATGAGCGTATTTTGGGACACAGGTCTTGGTCATTGCAACCATTGCGGTGAAAGAGTACAATTGCACACCTACAAAAAGAAACGAGATGCAAAGGTTTATACACTACCCGTTAGAAAGCCTACAAATGCCCTTCTAAGCGATTTAATCGTATCGAGTAGTATAAACACTAGGGGAATAGGTTTGGATGCCTTAAATCGCCTAAAAATAGGCGAAGGCAAAAGGTGGATGCCAAAAGCCAATGCCGAAGTAAAAGTGATGGAGTTCCCTTATTTCGTACACGGCAAACTTGTTAACGTGAAGTACAGAGCCAAGGACAAGGACTTTATGTTTGAAAAAGGTTGCGAACTTGTCATGTACAACCTAGATGCCATAATGCACGAAAAAGAATGCGTGGTGGTGGAAGGCGAATTTGATGCCTTGTCCTTTGTAGAAGCTGGCATTTACAACGTAACAAGCGTTCCAAACGGTTTTACCCTCCCGAAAGCTGACGGAAATTCTAGCGTAAACCTGTCATTCTTAGACGATTACTACGAGTTTTTCGAGAATAAGGAAAAAATATACATTGCCGTAGATAATGACAAGGCAGGAAAATGCGGTGAAGCTGAACTTATAAGCAGGTTCGGTAGCGAAAAATGTTGGTTGGTGGACTTTGATGACTGCAAAGATGCCAACGAATATCTTTTAAAATACGGCAAAGAAAAACTTGCAGGTTTATTGCAAACAGCAAAGCAAGTCCCAATCGACTATGTAGAAACCTTAGAACATTTTGAGGATGAACTAGAAGATTTTTGGTTGAACGGTAGCCCAAAAGGTTTGACTACTGGAATGAAAAATTTAGATGCTTATTATTCTATCGAATTTGGGCAGTATACTATCATTACAGGCGCACCGAGTAGCGGAAAGTCAGAGTTTGTCGATGCCATGTGCATAGGTTATGCCATGAAATACGGACACAGCACCGCTTTTGCCTCGCCCGAAAACAAACCAAATAAGTACCATGCCGATAAAATAATCAAGAAGATAACAGGCTATAAACCAACGACTTTAGAAGAAGTAAAATCAAGAAGAATACAACGTGCGAAAGAATTTTACAAAAAGCATTTTTACCACGTAACCTACAATGAAGGCTACGAATTGACTAGCGTACTTGCCAAATTCAAAGAATTGAGGAGAAGAAAAGGAGTGCGTATTTTTGTGATAGACCCTTATAATAAAATAAAGCTGAAAAGCAGTAGCGACAAAAATATAAACGATTATACTAGCGATTACTTGCAATTAATCGACACCTTTTGTCGGCAAGAACAAGTGATAGTAATGCTTGTGGCGCACCCTACCAAGATGCAAAAAGAGGATGGCAAAGAGGTTTTTCAAATGCCTACCGCTTACAACATAAAAGGCGGTGGCGAAATGTACGACATGGCTTACCACATACTAGGTCTTGTTAAATTGGAAAACATGGCTGTAAAAGTTAAAACCTTAAAAGTTAAGTTTTTGCATTTGGGTGAAAATGACCAGACGTTTTTTTTCAAGTGGAACATAAATAACGGCAGGTACGTTTCGATTGAAGAAACCGATTTGGAAAATGGCACAATACATTTTGACAATGGGGACTGGCTTGTTGATGCAAACCATACCGAAATTCAAGAAACAACCGAAAGGAATTACTTTCCACCTGTACGAAATTTTAGCGAATCGATAAAGTTAGAACAAGAAGAATATCCATTTTAAACAAATAATCATGGACAAAATTTACATCATTTCCCTGCAATTTAAAAACAATCCAAACCCGATTGATTATGAATTTATAGACGAACAAGAAGCAAAAAAGAACTTGGCTATTTGGACAAATTTGTCAAAGCACATGGAGATTAAGATTAAATTCTCAATCAAGAAACAGCCAAAAGATGATTCAAAGAAAATAGAAAAGCTGAAAATGGACTACGAAAAGGCATGCAACCAGTACATGAAACTGTTTTGTAAAAAACAAGACATAAGTTTTGAATGGTTTGTGAATGATGACATTGGAGGCATTGCGTTGTGTAGCGACTTCTTTTTTAATTTTCATGATATTGTTTGGGATGTCAACGCCAAAATTCCAAAAGGAGTGATAATCGAGTGGTATGATGCGCAACTTGAAAACCCCGAAAAATCGATTAACTACTATTCGTACACGAAAGGGTTAAGGCATAAAGATTTAAAATAGCTTTTTTGTTTTTAGTATTCAAAAATAAAGTATATTTGTGTTATGAAAATAAACAGAAGCGGTGGGGCTAGAAGGTCATCTGGCAGACCAGCAGGCGAGCCAAAGAAAGCAATAGGGCATCGAGTGTTAGTTAGGTTTCACGCTCAACTGGTGCAGTACCTTAAGGAAAAAGAACAAGAACTGTTAAACAATGAAAACAAGTAACATGGAAAATATTTTAGATTTAGACACGAAAAAAAGCATAAAGATAGGTCAATTCACAATTTACGAATTGACGAAGCTAAGCGTATTTATTCAACACGAAAGTGGCGAAGGTGCTGAATTTGCAATTGATGATTTGGAAAAGGCTGTTAAGTTATTCTACCAAACAAACTTTTAACATGCAACAAACAATTCTTCAACACCTATTTGAACGCTATCAGTTTTTATCTGCTGACGAGTTCAAAAGCTATTTCAATGAAAATATAGATCAACTGTTAGATGCTGAAAAAAAGGCATTAAACGAGCGATTTTACAAAGGTTATGCAGAGGGAATAAATATCGGTCGTTACAACAACATTGGAAAAGACAAGTAATGGAAGCGATAAACCACCCCACTCACTATGCCGATGGGAAAATCGAAGTGATTGATTTTATTGAGGACAAAAAGCTAAATTTTAATCTAGGAAACGTGGTTAAGTACGTGGCTCGTGCTGGCAAAAAAGACAAAAGCAAAGAACTAGAAGACTTGCAAAAGGCACTTTGGTATTTAGAGAGGGAAATAAATAGAAAATAGTCAGGTGGTGGAATTGGTAGACACTATTGAGCATGTATCTGGATATAATACACTTTGCTCAGTAACTCAAATCCAGCGGTTAGCGCCGAAGTGTATGCAGGTTCGAATCCTGTCCTGACTACCTACGTTGGAAGTGAATCACGCTAAACTTCATGACAGCTTGGAAAGACAGCAAATTTAAAATTAAGTAAGTATGAAAAACAGCGTTGAGTTAATTGGCTTTTACGGTTCAGATGAATTAATTGCTTGCATTATCGAGGACAAAAACCTCAATTTCAATTTAGGCAACGTGGTTAAGTATGTAGCACGGGCTGGCAAAAAGGACAAAAGCAAAAAAAACAGCAAATTTTAAATAAATACTATGAAAAATACAGTTCAGTTAATTGGCTTTTACGGGTCGGACGAAATAATCGCTTGTTCTGCATGGACATCTACCAGTCGGGAAATTACCGATGAAAAGAGAGGGCGAATACCTAAGCTAATTAACATGCTTTGGTCAGAAGGGCATGCAACGCCTTTTGAGAAGGGTTCTGTACACTTTTTGGTAAACTGTGATATTGCAAGCCATATCCACCTGTTAAAGCATCGCATAAGCAGTTTAAATGCTGAATCGGCACGTTACAAGGAACTGAAAGAAGACAAATTTTACATTCCTGATGACTGGCCTGAAAAGCACAAAAATAATTTGATAGCTTTTACCGAAATGTCAAATCAATGGTATCACGATACTTTGGAAGAACTTACTCCTATTCTTGGTAGAAAACGTGCTAAAGAATCTGCACGGTATTTCAAAACCTACAATAGCCAAATACAAAGCGATGTACAGTTTAACATGCGTTCGTTTGCCAACTTCTTAAAGCTGCGCAACTCCGAACATGCACAGAAAGAAATTCGGGAAATTGCCGCTAAGATGTTGGAATTGGTAAAAAACATTGAAGGAAATCCGTTTAAGCATACGTTGAAAGCGTGGGGTTATTAGTAACGGTCGGCAGCTTGGCGCAGTGCATTAACAATTTAATTGAAATAAAATGGATATTACAGAAGAAATGATTGAAGATTGCGTTTCTGATTTGTCAATAAACGGAAAGTATAACAAACTTTATCAAATGATGATTAACGAAGTTGAAAACCAAATTTCAAACAAGCGTTTAAATTCAATGGTAGATACATTGAACTATTGTGGATTAGATTGTCGCAAAATGTCAAAACTTGAAATTTTGTTTGAATACTCGAAGCTCATTTAGCATGACACATAACGTTCCGAGTATTGCAGCAAATTATAAAACTTCAAATTAAGAACACATGAACAATAAAGAACAAAAAGTTGAAACAAGCACAGAAGCCGTTATTGTCGGCAATACTGTGTTGCCTACCGTTTTACTTTTTCTTGATGATTATAGGATGCCCATTGACTGTGCCAGCTATATGTATCGAAAGAATGTAGATTGTAGAATATATCACAAAGAATGGAGCATAGTTCGTTCTTATTGGCAATTTGTAAAATGGATTGAAGAAAATGGATTGCCTGATTTCATTTCTTTTGACCATGATTTAGCAGACGTGGTTGAATTAAGAAAAGAATTACCAATAGAGCAATGGTTTGATTTAGAAAACAATAAAGAATACACTGGTATGGACTGTGCTAAATGGCTTGTAAATTACTGTTTAGACAATGATAAACCATTGCCTAAATATGCTGTTCATTCGGCTAACCCTGCTGGCGCAGAAAATATTGAGAGATTGTTTCTGTCGTTCTTAAAAAATGGCAGGTAACGGTTCGGGGCTAAACGCAGCCCTTGTAGAAATTTAATTATTAACCACAGCATTTGATTGGGGTTGCGTTTTAGCCCTTGTTATGTGCTGTAAAATTTACGGATTATGACGGAAATATTTAATGCAAAAGACAGATTACCTGATGTAGAATGTGGAAGTTTTTTAGTGTATGCACCAAAAAGTTTTCCTAAAAATAGCCGTTGGTTGGTGGCTGAATATTATGATGATGTCAAAGGTTTTTATAGCGAAAGTTCTGAAAACTTTTTGGAAGATGTTACTCATTGGACAAAACTCCCTGATGAACCGAAAATGCAGTAAATTTTATTGCACATAACAGTTGTATTGGCGAAGGGCGGGAAAAATAGCAATACTGATGATAGTAGCAAGCTAACAGCCTTTTGCCAATACTTTGTTAGTGTAGTAAATGCACATAACTAAATGATACACAACTATTTTACACCCAGCATCAGTCCCACCCCAAAAAGGCAAGCAAAAAGCACATTGTTAGCCAATTTTCTAACCTTGTTGTTTTTCGCTTGCTTTTTTAGGCTGTTTTCTTGCGTTTTAATGACTTCGTTTTGAATTGCTATGACAGTATCTCTGTTTGCAATTTGCGCTTCCTGTATGGCAATTAAATCGCCTTGTTTGGCAATCACTACGTCCTGCGCATTTATAACGCTATCAGCTTCTTCAATAGCTTCATAAAATAGTTCATGTCTTAAATTGCAACCTACCACGATAGGGGTATCGGTTTTGGCTATCGGTTCTTGAACGGTAATCGGCAATTTGTATTTTGCCTTCTTGTACTTCTTTTTTTGGGCTGATACCTTTGCAACGGCTGCTTCTAAGTCTGCTACTACTACCTCTTTATCTTTGATTAGTTCTTCTTCTATTTTATTAAATTCATCGACTTGCTCTAGGTAGCTATTCATGGAATCTTTGGTTTCTACGTACCTTGAGCAATGGTCGAAATAGGTAAAGATTGCAAGTAGCGCAAATACAACCGCTATCAGCCTACCGATAAAGTTTAGCTTATTTCGCATAACCAATGCAACCGATTAATTCATTTAAAAAGAAAAATACACACATGGCAATTAGTGTGTAATGCTCTGCGGCTGTAACGTATGTACTCGCCATAATTGCACCGCCAAATAGCTTGATTTGGTTTTGAAGGTTTACCACTTCTTTTGGTGTCGAATCCAATAAATTGTAGAATGAGAATTTATATCTTTTTGCCATTATTTAGAATATTTACTTGTAAAATAGTTTATACCGTTAGGGTTTTCTTTGTCTACCACCAACACTTGATTGTTCAAATTTTCTTTGTCGTACCCTATATGAAGCCAGCGTGGTACTCCGTTTTTGTCAGGATATTCGAGTATTAGTTTAGACCATTTTTTTAGCCCCCCTGCCAATATCCAGTTGAAGACCTGCCTACTTATGTTTGCTCCACTAGCATCGATAAATGTTTCGTCAAACGCTTTCCCGAATAGGTGTTCAGACTTTGTGCTTTTGCTGATTAGCTTGTTCAACCGTGGACACCTGTAACCCTGAGTAGGCGAAAAACTACCAAACTTAGCCCGTATCGGTTCGGCAATATTTTGCGCTAATAGCATCAAATTATCCACTACTTCTTTGGGAGGGCTGTATTGCTCTTTAATGCCCTTCCGCATGGCAGTTTCGGACTTTAAAAACTCGCTTAACTCAAAATTTGGGCTAATTTTTGTCATTCTTTTGCTCTTTTACGTACTCATTTCGGAATCTCCAAATAGTGTATGTGGCACTGCTTATCAATACAATTATTTTCAATATGCTTTCGATTTGGCTTTCAAAGAAAACCCATTGTACGCTAGTAAATAAAAAGACTATTGAATTGAAAATCAGTAACATAATCGAATCTGCTGTATGTTGGCTATCTGTTTGCATGTTAGTTTGTTAAATATTTTACCCACCCTCTATCGGATAGCTGAAAACCATGATTTAGGGCTGTTGTTTCCATATCGGTTTCAATTGGCAGTTCGGTTATTTGAAGCCATTCGCCACCATTATTGGCTGTTTCTTCATCCGCATACCTATATGCGTAAAGTTTTTCCCCATCGTTTATTTCAATCCTTTCAAACATATTAGTATTTGTTGTAATAACTAGACAAAGATAAATTTAAATTCACATTGTAATTTTGAGTACCGTAAATTCTCATGTTTACCCCTGTACCACCCCTGCTATACACTAGCACCCTGCCATCTTTCAATAAAGTGCCCCTGTCATATTTATTTGAGCCAACGCCAAAGCTAGCAGTTGGGCTAAAAACTGCATCTCTAATTGTGTCATAAATTCGAGCAGTTGCGTTGTTTAGCGGAACTAAAAACACCCTGCCATCGGTCATTAATACACCACCGTTGAAACCATTTGCTCCGGGATATACGCCTGTCGGTGTAGTCAAAGTGTCGGAAACATAATCGTAAATTCTTGCCGATGTACTGCTTCGTGGCACGATAAAAACTTTTCCGTTTGGAAGTAAAACACCGCCACCAAAAGCGGCTGTCCCTGCATATGTGCCGCTAGGCTGTATTGCCGTATCTGTTATAGGGTCGTAAATTCTAGCCGTTGTACCATTAAAAGGGACTAGAAATACACGTCCGTTTGGCAATAAAACTGCACCGCCAAAAACACCAGTGCCACTTGGATAGCTGCCGCCTGCCGTTACTACTGTATCGGTAAAAGGATTGTAAATTTGTGGCGAACCTGCACTGTTTGGGGTCAAAAACACTCGCCCATCGGGCAGTAAAATGCACCCGATAAAGCTGTTAGCCGTGGCACTAAATGTATTTGTTGTGGTAAATACAGTATCACTCGAAGGGTCGTAAATTCGTGCCGATGTGCTATTTGAAGGGCAAACAAATACTCGCCCATCTTTTAACAAACATCCCCCAATAAATGCCGCTGAACCTCCAAAAGTGCCGCTTGGAATAATGACAGTATCTTTATAAGGGTCGTAAATTCTTGCCGTTGGACTGTTTGATGGAATTAAATAAACACGCCCATCATTAATAACTACACCGCCAATAAATTGATTTGTTAATGCACTTACGGTTGCTGTTGAAGTAAACAAAGTGTCATTTACAATAGGTTGATTAAATTTCAATAACTGCTTGCGATACTTTCCCCAATTTTCCGCATTTATATTTCGCCAATCAATTTGAGAATTGTCACTGTTCACTAAGCCATTGGCAAGCCCATTGTCCAAGCCTCCCTGCAAGCCACTAACAGAGCCTTGTTCTTCAATAAATTGCAAACCGTTTGCAGTTCCGTTCATCTATTGGTAATCGTTTCCTGATGCTTGTACCCAACAAGTTTTAGCAGCCGTTAAGCCTGCCGCTGAACCAACTCTTAATACATCGTTCGGCATGAGTGGTATGTACTGACGTCCTGCATTATCGACCGGCAAGCCTACTAAGTTAGCACCGTTCAAAAAGTCTACGTTAAACCGTGCAGCTTCGGTATTTCCTGAAGACAAAGGCACGTTTACCAAACCCAAAGGAATAACGGTTGCGCCACGCAAAATCCATACAAACACGTTTATTTTAGCCGTGTCGTCCGTTACGGCTGTCAAACTCATTACCCTACCACCTTTTGAGCCTGCTGTGTAGGCTGTTGCGCCATTGCTGTTGCTACCAAGAGTAGCTATGTTTGAACTTGCTGCAATTACGCCAACCCCACCGTTAGGAACGTTGGCTACTATTGGAATTTGACCTGCTGTTAATGACATATTTAGAAATTATAAAGTGATTTGAAACTTGCTACCATTGCAAACTCTATTTCGTCTGCCTGTGAAATATTGTTAATTTGTGTTTGAATCGATGATGTTACCCCATCTAGGTACTGAAATTCTGTATTAGACACCGTGCCATTGGCTATTTTAGTAGCATCTATTCCAGTTGGCAAATCGCTTGCTGACAAATCAGCACCAGCCGTTACCAAGCCATTTGCATCGTATGTTATTTTTGTCTTTGTAGCCCCTGTAATTGCTACATTTTTTTGCAGAAACAAGCCAACCGCCCAATCATAAACCGCCTTGGCTGTCAAATAAATGGTATTAGAAGCCGTGTTTCCTGTCATGGTTGTAGCCTTGTTGGCTACGTTTTCAGGAGTAAAACCAAGGGCATCTTGTTTTCCGTTAAAGGTACTCCAATCGGCACTACTCAAAGCACCTCTATTGCTTGCAGAAGCCGTTGGTAGGTTAAATGTGTGCGTGTCGGTTGCGCTGTTTATGGCAAAATCAGTTCCAGTTGAACCAACCGCAAAGTATTGCACCTGCTTTGTTAATCCGTTTAAAGCTGTTAAGCCTGTGGTAAACGTCGTTATAACTTGGCAAAGGTTATTGTCTTCTGTATGTAGCGT